CGTCGCCCCCACCCCCCCCCCACCATTCTTCCCGCCGCCGGTACCGTCGGCTTTATCGGTACCACGGTCCTCGCCTCCAAGGCAACCCTCAAGGTTGAGGAGACTCTGGCTGAGGAGACCGCACTCCTCGTTAAGGTCCACGAGGCTCACGAGGACGGCAAGCTCACCGACAAGGACGCCACTCGGGACAAGGTCATCCTCTACACCCGAATGACCACCAAGCTGGCGAAGCTTTATGCCCCCGCCCTGATTCTTGGGGCGGCCTCTATCGCCTCCCTGATCACTGGTCACGGTATCATGCTCAAGCGCAACGCCTCTCTGGCTGCCGCATATGCTGCTGTCGACCAGGCCTTCAAGACCTACAAGAAGAAGGTCGAGGCCAAGTTCGGTAAGGACGCGGTTCTTGACGCCCTTATCTCCAACACTGAGGATGAGCTGACTCGTAACGAGCCGACTCTCGAGGCGATTGCTGCGGTCGACAATGTCTCTCCTTACGGCGTCATCTTCGACGAGGACAACCACAACTGGTCCGCGGATGAGGACCTTTCCATGCTCCACCTCCGTTGCCAGGAGCAGTACGCGAACGATATTCTTCAGACTCGTGGCCACATCTTCCTCAATGAAGTATACAAGATGCTCGGGTTCCCTCACACTCCTGCCGGTGCTGTGACTGGCTGGGTCAAGGGTAACGGCGACGACTTCGTCTCGTTCAACATCCACGATGGTATCTTCGAGGGCGAGGACAAGAACGGTCGTACTGTCACAAAGTGGGCGCTGGACTTCAACGTCGATGGCGTGATGTACGACAAGATCTGAGGTGCCATGTTCGAGAAGATCGCATATTTCGCAGCCGGGGCTGTCACAGGCGGCCTTGGCGTATATTTCGTTCTTGCTCGCAAGTTCGAGCAGGACTTCCAGGAAGCCACAATCGAGATCAACAAGGAGCTTGCAGAAATTGCTGAAGCGAAGCACAAAGAGCGAGTGGGAGATGGCCCTGATCCAGAGGATCGCGAACCCGATCCTGAGCCGGTGGTACCGAGCGTTGCTGTGGACTACTCTCCGACTCCTGTGGAAGATTCCGACCAGGAGGAAGTGACCAAGCGTACGATGGATCGACAGCACTTCGAGGCCTACCAGATCACCGAAGAGGAGTTCCGGGCTAAGGGTCATCAGGAGCATGTCGAGCTCACGTACTACATGGAGGACGACGTCTTCGCCGACAACCGGGGCGTTCCTATGCAGGATACGTCCTGGTTCGACAATATCATCAGCGGAATCTCTGCCTCCGATTCCATCATCTATGTCCGAAGCATGAGCCGCCACGCGGACTTCGAGATCACTCTTCTCGACGACTCGTACGAGCACTCAGTTCTCGGGGTTGAGTATTACGAGGACGAGTAATGATCGAGGCAGCACCGGATAACTCATATTTCGAGTGGCTTTGTGATCGAACCGGGGATACTCGCAAGGCTGAGTGTCCCGAGGAGTCCTTCATGAGTCTGCTCGAGATCATGCACCAGACGCCGTTCCGAGTGATCGTCGCGAACGACATCAACCGTGCACAGGATGGTATTGACCTACGTAGGGCGTTCGTTCGAGAGAACAACGACGTATCCTACGTCTGGCTTAACGAGCAGTCTTGCTCCATGCTCGAGATGTTCATCGCTTTGGCCGAGCGTATGGACATGATTCTCGAGGATGACGATACACCATATTCTCTGGAATGGTACTTCTGGGAGATGGTGAAGAACTGCGGTCTCTACGACTACAACGATGAGGCCCTGTTCAACCCCCGCCATGAGGAGGAAGTTGACTCCATCCTTGAGCGGATAAACTCGCGGGATTACACTAAGATGGGACACGGATCCATGTTCCCTCTTCGTGCGATCCCGCTGCATGGCGCACGTGATATGCGGAAGGCTGAGCTCTGGGCCCAGATGAACGCCTACGCAAACGAGAACTATATGTAAGGAGACTCATGGATTTCTACCGAATCTGCGAGCGTACCACAAAGAGTGGAAAGGTGGAAATCTACCCTGAGTTCCTCGTCGGAAGATCGAGGGATATTCTCATTCAGGGGCGAGACTTCCAGGCAATCTGGGATGAGGAGAAGGGGCTCTGGTCTACAGACGAGTTTGACGTCGCTACGTTTGTAGACCGGTCCCTCTTCGAGCACCAGAAGAATCACAAGGGTCAGATCGAGACTGTTGTGAAAACTATGTCCAATTACAACACTGGACTATGGACCAGCTTCCAGACTTGGAAGGCCAGGCTCCCTGACAACGGGCAGGAGCTTAATGCCAAGCTTATATTTGCGGACAGTACTCCTAGAAAGGAAGACTATGCAACCGCAAGACTACCCTACTCACTGGAGGATGGTACTCCGGACGCTTGGGGAAGACTTATTGGGACCCTATATGATGAGGATGCTCGACGAAAGCTTGAGTGGCTCATCGGTTCCATCGTGGCTGGCGACTCTAAGAGGATTCAGAAATTTGCCGTCTTGTATGGTCCCCCGGGATCGGGAAAGTCAACGGTACTCAACATTCTGGAGCTTCTATTCCAAGGGTACACAACTGTCTTCGATGCGGGAGCTCTTGGATCCAAGTCAGATCAATTCGCTACCAGTTCGCTCGGTAAGAGTTCGCTCGTGGCCATTGATCAGGACGGAGACCTCTCTCGGATCGAGACTAATGGGCTACTTAACAGCGTGGTGGCCCACGAGACGATCCTAATCAATGAGAAGGGTATGAAGCGTTATCCGAAACGGATTAACGCACTCCTTTTTATCGGAACAAACAAGCCCGTCAAGATAACTGATTCAAAGTCTGGTATTATTCGTCGACTGATTGATATCTCCCCCACTGGACAAACCGTAGGGGCCGATGAGTATCAAACGTTGATGACTCAGATCCGAGACGAGCTTGGAAAGATCGCCAATCACTGCCTTGGGGTTTATCGAAGTCTTGGTAAGCATTACTACGACGCCTATAAGCCCCAGGACATGATGATGAAGACGAATGTACTCTATAACTTTGTTGAGGAGAACTATCTTCTCTTCAAGGAAGAAAAGTACGTTAGTCTCACTATGGCATACAAGCTATATAAGGAGTACTGCAGTGAGAGTAATATCCCGTACCCGAAGAGCCGATACCTCTTCCGTGAAGAACTCAAAGATTACTTTGACGAGTTTCATTCACGTGTACAGCATGACGGCAATAGACTACGCAGTGTCTATTCCGGCTTCCGGGATTACCTACTGGATCCTGCCGAACTCGAGGCTTCTCCCGAGGAGCCGTATTCACTGGCCCTCGACTACTCCGAGTCCATTCTCGACGATAGCCTCTCTGATTGCCCGGCACAGCAAGCCGGACCTTCTGGCACTCCGCAGTTCCGATGGGCGAACGTTCATACCACTCTAAAGGACGTCGACACCCATGAGGTCCACTATGTCAAGGTCCCCGAGAACCACATCGTCATCGACTTTGATATCAAGACGGACGGTAGGAAGGACCTTAATAGAAACCTTCAGGCCGCCTCAGAATGGCCCCCTACCTACGCCGAGACCAGTCAAGGTGGTAATGGAGTTCACCTCCACTACATCTACGACGGAGATCCTACCGAACTGGCGAGGCTCTACGACGAAGACATTGAGATCAAGGTCTTCACAGGTGATTCCTCTCTGAGGAGAAAGGTCACCCACTGTAACAACATCCCGGTGGCTCATATTTCAGAAGGGCTGCCGTTTAAGGAGAAGAAAGTGATCAACAAGACCACCATGGCCAACGAGAAGAAGGTCAGGGAGCTTATTGAGCGCAACCTTCGGAAGGAGATCCATCCCTCGACCAAGCCCTCGATCGATTTCATTGCCAAGATCCTCCGCGACGCAAAGGAACAGGGGTTGGTGTATGATGTCAAGGACATGAAGCCTCGGGTGCTGGCATTCGCTATGAACTCAACGCATCAGTCCGAGGCGGCCATTAAGACCGTGATGGAGATGCCATTCACCAACGAGGATCCTGAGGAGAAGTCCATTGGGTTCCCGACTGGCGAGCTGGTATTCTTCGACTGTGAGGTCTTTCCGAACCTGTTCCTCGTGAACTGGAAGGTGAAAGGTAATCCGACTGTACATCGGATGATTAACCCCACCCCCGAGGAGATCGAGGCCCTCTGCGAGATGCGGTTGATCGGCTTCAACTGCCGCAAGTACGACAACCATATTCTCTATGCTCGTACGCTGGGTTTCAACAATGCCAAGCTGTACGACTTGAGTAAGAGGATCATCGAGAACAGCGTCACTGCTGGGTTTGTCGAGGCGTACAACCTGTCCTACACCGACGTGTATGACTTCGCAGCTACTAAGATGTCTCTCAAGAAGTGGGAGATCGAACTTGGCCTGCACCACCAGGAGCTCGGCCTTCCTTGGGACGAGAACGTTCCTGAGGATCGTTGGGAGGAAGTCGCGGCATATTGTGATAACGATGTTATTGCAACCGAGGAGGTCTTCAACCATCTCCATGCGGACTGGCAGGCCCGTCTCATGCTTGCCAAGCTTTCTGGTCTGACTCCCAACGACACGACCAACAAGCACAGTCAGTTCATCATCTTCGGAAAGAATAGGAACCCGCAGAGTGAATTCGTTTACACCGATCTCAGTGAGCAATTCCCTGGCTATCAATACTCTTTCGGCAAGTCTACCTATCGTGGGGAGGAGGTCGGTGAGGGCGGATATGTCTACGCCGAGCCAGGAATCTACGTCGACGTCGCCCTTCTCGACGTTGCGTCAATGCATCCCACTTCAATCGAGTGTCTCAACCTCTTCGGAGACCGATACACTCAGCGTTTCAGAGAGATCAAGCAGGCCCGAGTAGCCATCAAGCACCACGATGATGCAACTGCCCGAACACTGCTCGAAGGGGCCCTGGCCCCCTTCTTGGAGGAAGGCGTCGACTACGAGGCCCTGGCCTTCGCACTCAAGATCGTCATCAACTCCGTGTACGGCCTCACTGCGGCGAAGTTTGCCAATCCTTTCAAGGACCCGCGGAACGTGGACAATATTGTTGCGAAGAGAGGCGCGCTCTTTATGGTAGACCTCAAGCACTTCGTCCAGGAGCAGGGCTTCGACGTTGCTCACATCAAGACCGACTCGATCAAGATCCCGAGGGCCACTCCCGAGATCATCGAGAAGGTCATGGAGTTCGGCAAGAAGTACGGATACACCTTCGAGCACGAGGCTACTTACGATCGTATGTGTCTCGTGAATAAGGCCGTCTATGTCGACTACGAGGATGGGAAGTGGAGCGCCACCGGTGCCCAGTTCCAGCACCCCTACGTCTTCAAGGAGCTCTTCTCGAAGGAGGAGCTGGATATTCGAGACGTGGCGGAGACCAAGAGCGTTACCACCGCTCTGTATCTGAACAACGGAACAGAAGACAATCCTGAGATGGAGTTCGTCGGTAAGACCGGCGCCTTCGTCCCCGTGAACCGTGGAGGCGGGATCCTTCTCCGCGAGAAAGATGGTAA